CCATCTTTTTGTCTTGCGACATATCAGATTTTACATCGCCACCTTTTTTATATCTTTTAGTTGCTTCATAGTTCTCAGCAGCTTTTTTGTTCTTCATGTCTTGTAACTTATCTTTAATGTCAGAAGGCATGTAATCTTCGTCAGTTGTTTCAGATTTCACTGGTTTTACAGGTTTTACAACCATTGGTTTTGCTTTATTGTCAGCCATAATAGTTCCTTGTTAACATTTCCAACGTTTTAATGACGCTGCCTTGCGTGTAGGCTTGCCGTTCTCGTCTTTCATTGGGCCTGGCATACCTGACATACGGGCACAAAACGATTTCTTGCGTGGACCACCTTCTGGCTGAGGAGCTTTCAAGTTAGATCCAGTTGCTGCATTATATTTTGCGCGTCCTTTAGCAGTAAGTCCAGCACCTTTCGATACTGGTAATTTCTCACCGCGACCAACTGCTAATGATGGACCGCCTTCTTTAAACTTCTTGCCTTTGTCCGCTGCATTAAACTCTTTTGCTACTTTAGTAGGAATACCTACCTTCTTAGCAAATTTAGGGTTATGTGCCGCAGCAGCCATTAGTTTAGCTTGAGGTTTACTCTTGCTCGGCATCTTCCACTACCTCTTTAACAGGCGCGTCTTTTTGAAGTTTAGCTTTGCGAACATCTTTAACTTCTTCTTTAGCTACTGGAGCTTTTTTGTCGCCCCAACCGTTTTCGTTTACTATCATACTATCTCCTATTTACTTGCTATCCAATGGGCTGAAAACCAATCTACAAAGTATACACCTACTCCGCATAGTAATGTCCACACTAGACCGGTCAATGTTTTCTCTATAATTGCTTTGCGTAATTCTGCACGTTCTACTTCTGCTTTAATAGCTAACCTAACCCAGTGTACTTCTTCAGGGCTAAGTGGATGTACTTCAACTGCTTCGGTTATAGCAAACTTTACTAGCTCTAGCAGTTCTTCTTTAGTTAAGTTATGGATACTCATTATGCAGTTCCATTATTCTTTATTAACACAATATTAAAGAATGCACTAACCGAGTTATTTGCAGCAATACCAATGGCTGAAGCACCAATACAGTTTTTTTCTGCTACTGCAATAGGGTACGTAAAGTCGTAGGTAATAGAGCCGTTATTTAGTGTAGACACAGCAGCGACGCGTAAAATACCGTCAGGACTGTGCTGTTTCAAAAACGCTGTAATGGATGTAGAACCCGAGGCTTGTCCTGCAGTTATGGTGCCTTGTACTAAGTATGCCGTATAGCCAGCAGGGACACAGTAATGGGCTGTAGTACGTGTATTATAGCCGATAGCAATCAGGTCATATAGAACGGCTGGAACACCAGCGGTAACTACACCTGTCCCTACGTTAATTACACCTGCATTCTCACCACCAGAACCGACTGTTACAACGTACAACTGGTTAACATACATGTATGAGTTTGTGGTGTTTACGGCAGTTTGCCCGTTTAGTATTACCGTTTCACTAACAACGTTATAACTACCATTTAGCCCTTCGATGTATACCGTACGGGCGCCTGTACCTGCAGACGTATCATCTGCGCTAGTAGAGCTAACTTTTAAAACAGAAGCAGTTGTAGGGTGAACAATAGTGCTCCCATCTGGCCAGATAGTTTCTTCTGATGTATCTACATCAGGGTTGTAACCAAAGACAGAAAAACTATTGTGCATTGTGATTTGACCACGTGCAACTTGTAACTCGAATGGCTCATACGTGCCTACTCGGGTTATTGATGAAACTACGCTCATATTAATCTCCTATGTGTTTAGTAAGGGCTGTCATGTGGGCGATTGACATTTAAGGCTTCTTATTAGGAAGCCACCCCTAGATTAATTAAGCAACTAAGTTGTTAGCTTGTACGTAACGAACTGTTAAGTAGCCTGCACCAGCGCCAGTGTTAGTAGAAGTAACTACGATTTTAACGTCTGTAGTACCTACATCAACAAAAGCCAATGTGCGAGTTGCATCTGTGCCTGGGGTTACTGAAACAATACCTACGGTGCCACCGGCTACTGCGTTAGCTGCAGTGTATGCAGTTGCTAATGCTGTGTTACCTAGACCTAGGGTTGAGGCTACGCCGTCCCAAGCAGTGGTTACATACAAAGTCATTTCGACGATTTGGCTGTTTGCTGGGATTACGATTGTGGTTGCTGCTGAAGCTTGTGTGATTGCTTGTGATTGTGCCATTACAACTTGACCTACGTTAGCAATGTTAGTGCCTACTGTAGTACCTGTTGTGTTGCGGATGTTACCGGCACGTATTGGGCCGCTGAATGTGGTATTAGCCATTTGAATTTCTCCATACAAAGTAAGCCTACTAGTCTTGTATGCGTCCGCCGGGACAGTCTAATAAGCCGGATTTAATATTCCCGGTTGATGTAGCCTTTATACTATGTTATTGTTTGTGTGTCAACTGATTAGTGGAGTATTTATGCCCTATAAAGACCCAGAAGTTCGCAAGGCAAAAGCAAAGTTATATTCAAAGAAGCACTACGATAGCAATAAACCAGCTCAGATAGAACGAATTAGGTTAGGTAAGATAAAGAAAAGAATCCAATGGGAAAACTATAAAGCCACGTTAGCGTGTGCCAACTGCGGTGAAAACCACCCGGCAGCATTAGACTTCCACCACGTAGTACCCGATCCCGCCAATAGAAAGATAAGTGAATTAGTTCAGAACGGAGCTTATAAGATAGCCCGCGAAGAAATAGAAGCCAAATGCATAGTGCTATGCGCTAATTGTCACCGCAAACACCATCACGAAGAACGTAAATTAAAAGAAGGCCTAATTACAGAAAGGTAGGCGTAGATTTGGTAGTTGTTACATGTAACGCAGAAAGCCGAAAAACTCGTTACTTACTACATCCTCTAGTGTCGGCTTAACCGCCTATGTTTAAACAAATGTTTAGACTATTTGTTCATTACGTACATTGTAACTTCAAAGCCAAAACGCATTTCAGTAGCTGCTGGTGTTGTCCACATGATGAATCTCCTGTTGATTGAGTGTACACGTTAGTGTGTACGTGTCTACATTCTGCTCTTTTATAAACATATCGCAATACGGAAAACCATTAAAAAAGGGAGCCGAAGCTCCCTCTTATCTTACCTAGCGTTTATTAAGCGCCAGCTGAACCGTACATACCTAATGGATCAGACCAACCGAATGAATAACGCTCACGTGCTTTATAACGAACGTTACCAGTATCGAAGTCGCCATCCATTGATGTTGCTAATGGAGTACGTACAAAGTGTTTCATACCGTTAGGTACGTCTGTTGTCAAGAACCAAGCATTTGAGTCGGTCAAGAAGTGGTTAATTGCGTAACCTTCTGGGATTGAACCGTTGTTTTTCAATGCGTTGATATCGTTGTCAGCAGTGCCAACACGTAATTCAGTTTCCAACAAGCGAGTTGCAACGAATTGCAATGCTGGTGGAACAACCAATTTACGAGGTTTAGCAGCGATCAATAGGCCACGTTCGTCAGTCCAAGCGGCGATTTGAATAACTGCATTTTCCAATGAAGTTTCGTTCAAGTCTGCTGGAGTGGTTGGAATGTTGCTGTTTGTACCGCCAGTAACAAGTGGGTGAGATGCACTGAATAGTGGCACACCGTCGCCGCCGTTGTATGAACCGCTGGTGTTGAAACCGTTGTTCAATACGTTAGCTGCTTTAACTTGTTTTGTGTACGCCATACCACGAGCTAATGCTTTAGTGTAGCGAGCAGATAAAGTGTCATACAAGTTATCTTCTACTGCTTCTTCAGTCAAGCTGAAGCCTAAAGCGATAGTTTCGTGTGTGTAGCGAGCTGTCCAAGCTTCTTGAGCATTGTCATAAGCGATGGCGTTGCCTTCGTTTTTAACAGGAGCTGCTGAGAAGCCAGACAATTTTGTTTCTTCCTCGAATGAACGCTCAGAAGATTCAGTTTCGTAAATCTCTTGATGCTCTTCGCCGTAACGTTTGTATTCCAAACCGAACAAAGCGTTCAGACCTGGTAGTAGCTCTTTAAGGAGCTGTGCGCGTGAAATAGCCATTATTTAATCTCCTTAATCGCCAACACCGGTACCATTGTAATACGTATGGATACCAAAGTTAAATTTAACGATACAATCAGTGTATGCGTCACCAACAGTAGAGAATGGGCCGTTTACAAAATCTACTAAACGCAATGCGATAGTGTTTGTTGTAGCACGGGTGCCAACGTCTAATGATATTTTTGAATCGCCAGTAGTTGTAGAACCTGCTGTTTGATTCACGCCAAAGTTAGAACCTAGCATTGTTTGAGTCACAGCATCATCTGCTTGGATTTGGAACAATGCATCTGGATCGTCACATACATAAGCTGTAGCGTTTGAAGCAACAGTACCAGTAGGCCAGTATTGTGCTTGCAAGAAATAGCCTAATGATGGGCTTGTGTATGAACAACCTAAGAACACACCAACTGTACCAGCTGGGAATGCATCCGCGTTTGTACCTACGTTTGTTACTTTTACGATCGTACCATCTGTACCAATTGCAACAACATCACCGTAAAAAATGTTAGCAGCATAACCGCTAGCGATTTTTAATTGACGTGTTGAGCCAGCGAATTGCTGACCACCAATTAGGTTGATAGGACGAAGACCGTATGGGGCTGCTGTAGTAGCCATATAAATCTCCTTAAATTATTTACCTTTACCGAATGAGGTAGTGGTACGCTTTTCCTTAAATAGGGGCATACGTGCATCATTCTCTTTCATAAAGCTGTTATCCACTGCTTCAGTCTGGGACTGCGTCTGATTATTGAAATAAGCAGAACGTTGGCTAACAAACTCTTCTGGTGTCTTACATAGCATCAGACCACCTACTTCCACTGAATCTGGAATTCGGCTGTTTTTGTCTGTGAATAGCCTTAGTTCAGGATGCTCCGACAATTTGACGGGTTCCCAACCTTCTCGCATTTTTGAAGAAACATTAGTGGCATCAGCTTGACCGGCCATGCTTGTACGAATCCAACGATATGCCCATCCGGGTTCTTTCGTAATCTCAGGCAATAAAGCAGCTGGTGCCCATTGCGCTTGACGTTGAAAGGTTTCGCGGGTTTCTAACTCACGGTTTTGTCTAGTATCAGTCATTATCTGTTCTCCAATTTAAGTGTCTCACGTGCATATTGCTCGGGTGTTAGATTAAACTTTTTAGCCAGGGCTAATTGAGTTCTAGTCAGGTGTACTTTTTTAGGCGCGGTACTACGCGTGGCCGAAGCTACAACGGTCGACGGTTTTTTGCGTTGGGCGGGTGTTTCCACGTCCAGCGAATCATCCCCGAAATATTCTGGGAATCGTTTGCGCATCGTTTTATCGATGGTAGAGTAGTACTCTTCTGAAGTAGGGTCAGTACCTGCCCTTACTAGCTTCTCATGCAACCCCAAAGCGAGGCTAGTCATTTCTTCATCTTTCCCAAACCAACTGTTCTTATCTTGCCATGCAAGAGCTTTCCGGTCAGGTTTAGGTACTTGGGGTCGTTCAGGTTGTATATATACATCATTTTCAGGCTGTTGTAAAGTATTATCGTATTGAGGACGATAATTTTGTACCTGAGTAAGTTTATACTGCGCCTCGTTCATACGTTGTTGCGCTTCTATAATCTTATCGGTATCGCCTGCGTCATATGCTTCACGGTAATCTCGTTTAGCTAATGCCAATTCTTGGTCCGCAGCTGCTTTATACGTTTGCATTAACGTTTGTTCACCAGAAGTTAGGTTTGATTTCAACCGTTTGTTTTCTTCTTGGATTGATTGAGCATAGCGAATAGCTTCTTCGCGCTCACGTGCAGCGGCTTCTTTATCTCGGCGCTCGTCGTGGTATACCTTACGTAACTGCGCCATACGTTCTTTAACGCGGTCTGAATAGTCTGTCAAGTCATCTTTTTCTATCTCTTCGACTATTTCTTTAGGTAGTGGTTTACGATCACGATCTTGCGGTGGTGTATCGTCGATAATATCAATTTCTACTTCT